TTTTCCTATTCCATATCGTTTATTTCATTATTAAAATCTCGTTCTTGTTCTTTTTCTGATATTATCTGTTGTGTAGATTTATTATCTATTAAGTTATGATACCAATGCACTCGTTTTAAGCTACCCATAGAACTAGGAACTCCACTACCATCAGGTCTTTCTATTCCTAAAAATTCCCAATCTATTTTATCATCATTATCACATATCTCATAATCGTCTGTTAGTGCTGTAAACACTGGATAATATGTAACAATTTCTAATGAAAAATTTATTTTTGGAGAATCTTCAGAACTTATATTTATTTCTCTTGGGATTTCAATTCCAGAATCACTAGGTAGTTTGAAAAATGCATCTATTTTCATTCCAAAATAACTAATATTAAAATATCTATAATTATATAAAACATCTAACAATTTTGTATAACAAGTTGTTACTTCCCATTCATTATCTAATTTTATTTGAATATCATAGTTTAATGATATAGGCACAGCTTTTGTTCTACTAACAACAGTTCTAAATTGGTCATTTATCTTCGTTTCTTTGGATAAATATTGATTAGGGTTAGCAACCTCATCGTCCCTTTGTGATCCACCTTTAAATGTCACAATACCTCTTTGTTTTTGATCAGTGTTTAATTCTACTCGTGTACTTGCGGTATCATCAACAAATGCATCTAGCATAAATCTTTCTTGACCAGCAAAAGATGTATAAAATGGAATCAAAACTCTAATTTTTTTTCCATCTGACCATCTATTAATCCATCTAACCTTTGTTCCTAATGTCTTACACAATGCTAAAGTAGTCATCCTAACAAAATTATCATCATAATTATATGATTCGTTTATATTCATTTAAACTTTTTATTTTTAATTATATATAATTTTTTTATTCGCTATAAAATACATATATTCGAAAAATGACCGAAAGAAAATTTATAATTAAAATGTTTTTGCCAGATAATAGTTATAGATTCTTACATAAAATAACAAAAACTGTATTGGGATATAGCAAATTAAGGACAAAAGATATAGAAAAAGCAAAAGTTTGGAAATATAAAAAATCTTGTGAAAAAATAGTAATCAAACTAATCCAATATCCATGTCGTAATGAAAAAACAATATATGAATATGAAATTGTTGAAATTACAGATATACAAATATTACGAAAATTAAAAATTAAAAAATTACAATAATGAATGTTGAAATTGGACAGAAAGTGAAGATAAGTAAAGATACAGCAGGAGATTTAAAATGGTATAACGATGAAACATATACAATTGTATGTATCGATAAACCTTTTTTGATATTAGATAAACTTATTCCAATTAAGCAGTCAAATAAAATTCATGAAATATATTTAATGAGTTTATCCGAATTACGAAGAAATAAACTAGAACAATTAAACAATTTAATATAGTCTTGATTATATCTTCATTTTATTATCTTTATTTAAACATTTAAGTACATTATACATATAATAGGTATAAATTATAAATTATAAATTATGAAAAACGAATTATTCTGGTATAAATACCAACCAAAAAGTTTAAAGCAAATAATATTACTCCCAAGAGTTAGAGAATTGGTTAAAGATGGATTAACTGCGAATATGATATTTTATAGTAATTCTGCGGGAACAGGTAAAACCACATTAGCAAAAATATTATGTGATAAAACAGATAATATGGAATTTAACGCATCCCAAGATACGAGTATAAATTTTTTACGAGATCAATTAAAAACTCATTGTAAAAGCCTGAATCCATTTTTACCAAAAAACGCACAAAAAACGATTTTTCTTGATGAATTTGATGGTGTATCAGATGAATACCAAAAGGCACTAAAGGGATTTTCAGATCAACATCAACACGTCAGATTTATATTAACTACAAACTATATTGAAAAAATAGATGATAAAATACTATCCAGATTTATTAAAGTTGATTTTAATCCAAAAACAAAAGAAGAAGAAGAATATCTACAATTGTGGTATTTTAAATATTTAAAATCTATTTCTAATAGCGCAAAAATAACGATATCTGATGATGAAATTAGAAAATTGATAATGTTGAGTTTTCCAGATTTAAGAAGTGCTACTCAAAAATTACAAGAGATTTTTATTACAAAAAACACAATGCAATTTCAATCTATGTCATCGTCTAACTATGATGATATTTTCAAATTCATATTAGATGGTAACAATAACATAGAAGAAAATTATAATTTCGTTTGTAATAACTTTCAAGATAACCCATTAGAATTAATGAAAGCTTTGGGTAGACCTTTATTTAATCGTGTCATGGGTATTGATAGTGACAAATTAATAAAAACTGGCGCATCATTGGTGAACCTACAAAAAGGATACAATGAGAGATATACTGAAACAATAGATCCAATTATACATTTGATCTCTTATGTAACAGATATAAAAGAAGTTTTAAAATAATTTTTAATTCTGGGATCACAAATAAATGGAGCGATTTTTAGAAACAGAATTAGAAACGGAAGCTAATGGTGGAGGTTGGTTTAGAGAACCACTTAAATCTAACCAGCCATTATTGCCATTATCTAAACGAATTTATGCTCAAACACTAAGGTAAAATTTAGTTTCAGTTCAACCTGTATAATATCATATCACGAAAAGAAAAAATTATAAAATTAAAATAGAACGAGTAAAAAATAATATATAAAAAAAATATTAACGGTATGGATGATTTAAAAATGTTTAAAGAAAAAGCGATTAATAATTATATTCATGATCATATTAATTTGAATCATGCTGGAACAAAAGATATCAAAATTGGTTTAAAATCAATACTAGGTGAAGAGCCAGCAGTTAAATTTAATTACAAAGAAAACATGAAAATAAACGAAACAACTGGCAAAGTTGAAAGATTAGAAAATGAATTAGAAAGTGTTGAAATATATTATACTTATATTGGTTCAGATAATAATCAACATGCTGGTCATTTAACGTATATTGTGAATTAATAATTATTATCGAAAGTAAATCAGCAGAATATAACAATATTCTGCTTTTTTATTTAAGCGATTTTAAAATTTTGACATCATATTTTAAACAATTCTAATTTAAATGTCTATATAAAAATAAAAATGTTTTATGATAAATTTAAATCTTGAAATTGACGCAAATTACCTTCTTTATCGTGATGTTTTTATTCTACATAAACTTAAAACACTTTATGGTGACCTAGAAACATTATTATTAAACGACTACAATAATATAACCAACGCTTATCCATTTAATGCAATTTACTTTATAGCAGATAGTAAGAAAAATTGGAGAAAATCAATTTATCCTGAATATAAAGGTAAACGACAAAAAGATTTAGATATTGATTGGGATTTTGTTTTTGATACTTTTGATAAATTTAAAGAATATGTATCTACGAGGAAAAACTGTAAAATGTATCAAATTGATCCATTTGAAGGTGATGATTTGATAGCTCATATTGTAACAGAATCAAATAAAAATGGATATTCTAATATGATATTAACTAATGACTCAGATATGCAACAACTATTAGAATATAGTACAACTAATAATTATATAAATATGATATATAATTATAGATTTCAAGATGAAAAATTATATGTGCCAGAAAATTATAGTATCTTTTTAAAGCATATTGAAGATAACACCGAAGGTGATATTTTCGACTTAAATTATGATATAGATTTTTTAAATTATTTTGAAACTATAACAAATAAAGCAAAAATTGTACCTATAAATAAAGAAGAATCATATTTCAAAAAAATTGTAACTGGTGATAAAGGTGATAATATTTTGAGTGTTGTTAAATTTACTGAAAAAATGAGAGGAATTGGTGCTGCTGGAGCGAATACAGTGTATAGTATGTTTAAGCAAAAATACCCAAATGATATAAATTTCGATTCAGATGATTTTATAATGAATCTTACTGATATTCTAATGATTTATAAAAAGAATAAAGAATCAGACTTCAAACATAAGGTGATAACCAATATTTCAGAATCAAGAAAATTGACAAGATTAGACGGTAAATATCTACCAAAAGGATACAAAAATATATTATATGATACTATTGATATTAAACAATAAAAAAACACCTCACATGTGAGGTGTTTTTTTTTATTTAGTTCTTTTGCGCAAGTTAGACCATTTTTCTATAGCTTTAGCACGTGCATCATTAACGGGGTTGTAACGTGTTATAACATTTCAATGAAAATATAATTAGATTTTATCAAATAATATCAAATACCCATATCGTCACTAACCCAAAAGTTAGCTTCAAATCTTTTTAAATGTTTCATATTTTTATTTTTATTTTTAAATATATATATATTTATTTATTATTTTTATGATTTTTATGATTTTTTCAATATATTACTGACACTGACTTGTTCTTCACTGCCATCTTTATATACAATATAAATAGATTTACCATTACGATTTTCATCTAGTGTATCATTAACATACATTCGTTCTACATTAAAATAATTTTTAAGTACAAATGCTTGATCAACTTTATTTGTTATTAATTTACCATAAAATTTATCTTTAATTCTTTTAAATTCTTGCTCAATATGTGATTTACTTATAACAACTGTTCTTTTCATATTAACTTTTAATCGTATATATTAACCCATATGCGTTCATTCTAATGTAATATGAAAAATTTATATATAGTTTATGAAAAATTTAAAAATTTTTGAAAATTTTGCCGAATATACTTTAATAGATGCAATTAATGAAAAATGATATAAATCAGGTAAGAAAAATGATATCTGTTGTGAATGTAACCCTAAAACAATTAAAAACAATTAAAAACGGTTAAAATTTTATATTGTTTATAAATTTTATTTTTAGATATTCTATTATTTATATATAGAATAT